TAGTTGTGCTCATTTGGCTCACCGAATGTAGAAACCAAACCACGCTCAGATGCGATTTGTATAATCTCTTCAACTGGTCCTTGAGAGAATGGAGCAGCCAACACCCCGATATTAAAACCAGCTGGAGCAGTTACAGTCGTGAGATCCCTTTCCTGAACTACTACACCTGGAGAAAGCTGATTAGAAACGCCCATTAGTAAAACTCCGTTTGATTGTGCATCGTTTGTCTAAGAATATTTATAATTTTCAAACGTCACCTATAGTCCCACATGTAAGATTGGTCTCCATACTCTCCCACAGATGCGGAATTCTCGGCAACTCTCCACACATCTCCTTGAGCATCTTTAAAAGTTTCTTCTTCAAATCCGTCACTCACAAAACCAAATGGTGCCATGTCTTGCTCGATTGCTTCTCTCTGATCTTTATAAATTCTTGCTCTAACGTCGGTATCATTGAGCTCTTTAAAATATTGTTGCATAGCAAGCCATGCAAATATAACCATACACATAGCAAGGTCATCATTACACCCTTCTTCCGCTTGGAATGATTGACCCTTTTGGATGAATGTAGTTAACTCTGCAATACATTCATAGTCTGGAATCAATAATTTAGAATCTTCTACTAATACTTTTAAGTTTGAGCAACCAACACTCTTTACAGCAGTTGACATCTTGACTCCCATCTGTGTCTTCTTACCAGAGAATCCTTGTCCTACCTGCTGTCCTGCTCTACCCCGCATTGCACACATGAGTAGATTGTCATACTCTAAATCATACTGAATAATATCCGCTACTTGACCACCAATATCATTTACTTCTACTAAAATAAATGCACCATTGTAATTCTTAGCAACATCTACAAGTATGTTTGGAAATAGTATTGGTTTAACACCATTGTTTTTATATCTAGCAACTACCTTATAGGGGATTGTTGTTGTATCAACCACCAGAAATGCAGAATAATCACCAGATACGCCCCTTGCAACGTCAGCAGTGATAACGTAATTATGTTCTTTCTCAACTTTTTCATAAATTGCTAGTCCTTTATTTTCATCAAGTGGATCTTCATATACCATAGTCCTTAAAGTATTTGGACTAATAAGAGTATCAACTGATCCTAGGAATTCACATTCAAACTCAACTTTAAATTGTGCTTCAGATGTGTTAGCAATGGTTTGCTCTTTCCATCTAGCATCTCTACCAGGTACTTGAGACCAATGCACCTCAGTTGGTACATATTCATTCTTTCTTCTTTCAGCATCATGCCAAAGTTTATAAAACATATTCATACCGTGTGGGGTAGAAATGATTATAACTTTAGTTTTCTTACCAGATGAAATGGTAGGATAAACTGAGCTGAAGAATTGGTCAGCAATATGATTAGGTACGAATGCAAACTCGTCTAAGAATATAACGTTGAATGACATACCACGAACTGCTGATGCAGAAGTAGATGCTGCCATTATCTTACTACCGTTTTCTAATTCCAGACTACCTTTATTCCATTCGTTAATACCTTGCTGCAACCAACGTGGTAAATTCTCATAAGATAATTGGAGACGACCAAGCATTTCCCTAGCCGTTGCAGCTTTGTTTGCAAGAATTGCTACGTTTACATTCTGATTAAACAGCACATACCATAGAAGGTATGCTGTAACAATTGTTGACTTGCCAGACTGTCTAGGTAACTTCGCTATATTGAATCTTTCATCATGAAACTTCTGCACCATTTCCTCTTGGAAATCATACATGTCAAAACTCACTAGACCTTCATCCAAAGATACAATCTTTAGATACTCTCTAATGAAATAGATAGGGTCTCCTGCACACTTCAGATATTCTTCAACCTGATCAGGAGTAAAGTCCTCAGCAACGTTAGCCTTTTTAAGGTTCGGGTTACCTAGATAGATGTCTGTATTAACTGCCATTGGCTTCTTTTATTGCTTCTACAATAATTTGCTTTAATTCCCTCTTCTTCTTTTTACCTAGACCAGCACGTGTGTCTATCTTTACTTTAACCCAATAGATTCCTCCTAACACTAGGAGAAAAGGAATGGCATCTGCCCATGAGATCTCATTCCATGCTTGTACTACATTCATAATTAACCTTCGTTAAGTGTACCATGTGCTCTGCGTATCTCTCGGAGTGCTTCAAGGTTCATATCCTTAGTTCCTCCATCATAAGCGTGAGCATACCCTTCGGTAATCATCTGCTCATTGAGAGATACCTCATCTTCATTTATATATAACCACCCTAAAAGTCTACCATACTTACCCATACCACCTACAAGTTCGGTACGAATAGAGAGTTCATCTCCATCACCTGCAATGGTATCTTCTAATTTCTTCTTGAGCCAATTCGTCGCATCAATCCCCAACGCCTTCTCTTCGAGGTTTCTTGTCCTCTTCTCTGGCGTATCAACTCCTGCAACTCTAACTCTTTCTTTCTTGTATAGATCAAAGCCGAGGTCAATAGTAACGTCGATAGTATCACCATCAAGAACTCTGTTTATCTCCGTCACTCGGAAGTTGTAACAACTCTTCCGACTCGGTGGAACCATCGCACCCATCTTCTTCCTCCCATAGGTCTAGTGATCTATTTATAGACTCCTCAACAGGGGTGCGATTCTGCTCGGACTTCCAATCCCTCATCTGCTGTATCCATTGGCCTGGACTCGGGATCGATATTAATAATGGGGTTAGGATTCCAATCATCGTATTTGAATATCCAGTATATACTAACACCTACTCCTACTAAAAGTAAAGCTAGCATAATATTTATCGACCAGACTACTTCACTCAACGTGAATCACCCCCTTCATACCCGCACCAGCATGAGGATCACACTGAAATTCATAGTCACCTGCCTCTGGGAATGTAACAGGGAACTGTTCACCACTCATAAATGCTAAGTCAGGATGAGATAATTCATCATGACCTGCAAATACTACATTATGAGGAGGCAACTCACCATTTGTAAATGTAACTGTGTCGCCAACATTAACAGTGACTTCATTAGGTTCAAATATTAGATTGCCATTAGAACCCATTTGAATACCTGCATCAGCTGCATAGGCTTGCCCTGCTAATGAGAAAGAAAGAAATAATGCCGTTAACATTATAGTTAACCTCGACATCCACCACATGATTTCATGCTTATGTTTAACTATCAGTGTTGTCATAATCAATCCTCCTTTAGGATATAGTCAAAAAAATGAGGATGCTCCTTTAGGTAGGGGACATCCTCTTGTGCGTTGTGAAATGCTTGAAAAGAATCCTCTGCGTACTCGCAGATTTCTCTTTTTTCTTGTTGAAGGGTGTGATACCCTACTGTGTAATGAGACACGATTTATAGCCGTGGGCTCGCATAAATTATGAAATTATTTATAAGTAATATTACTCAATATCGTGTGGACTTGAAGACGCTGTTCTTATCTCCTGACGCTTCTTCTTAAAGTCAACTTGATCCAGCAGCCTTTGTGTTGCAGCCAGTCGCTTTGCCTTTTCTTTTGGACTTTCCTTCCGTTCCATAATTCTCGATGAATTGCGTATAAGTCAACGGTGGTTTGACCATTTCCTTTTGGGCTAACTTATTAGCCGTTGCATACATCACTTCCTTATCTCGTTTACCATAAAGTCTTTTCCAGTCAGAGGAACGACGTTTCATTCCTCTAACTATCTTCTCTGCCTTTTGATTTACTAAAGGCATCTTAGCCGCCTACTACTTGAACTTCTTCAACTATTATTGCTTGTCCACCAGCAGTTATTTTAACTGCTCTCTGTACAATTGCTTGATTACCAGAGTATGCATAGGTATAGTCAGCACTAGCTGATGAAGAGTCTATATCTGTACTTATTGTAGTATCTGTTGCAGCTGTTATCTTTTTACCAGCAGTTCCTGCTGATAAGAAATTACTGTCAATCGCAGGAGAAGTGCTGTTATCCACCACAGCGATATAATCTCCTACTGAAAAAGGATGTGTTGTAGACCTTTCTCCAATGTTAGTTCCTAACTGGTAATCTGCTGTTGAATCATCAACTGCTTTCATTACCTTTGCTTGTCCAGGCTTAGCATTACCCTTTAAAAGTACTGGGGAGTTTGCAAAAACTTGAATCACTGGTCCAGCACCAAACTGTACGGTAGATGCTGCTGTAGCACTCACTCTGTAAAATCCAGTCTGGACGGTTTGATACTCTGATCCAGATGCACTTATAGAATTTGTGCTTAATACGTTAAGGACTGTCATGTCGGGTCTATGTAGATTCGGTATTATTTATGTCTTTTTGTTTCTTTAGCATCTTTTGTAGGTCTGCGGTACTCCCCACAAACATGGTATTGTTAACCGTAGATGGTCCTTTCTTATCTTCTTTATCTAATTCTTTCATCTTCCCTTGCAGGTCGATTAGTTTGTCTGTCGTGTCTGCCACGTGTTTGATGAGTTGACCAGCAACTTCATAAGCACGAGGATGATCTGACGCTCGTGCCACATCAAGTATACCATCTACTGCCTCCTGTCCTTTCATTACTAAGTTATGTAGATTAGCACGACTCATTTCATAGTCTTGCTTAATATCTTGCGTCTCACTCTTCTTGAGTGTTGGCTTGACTGATGCTACATGCTTCTGTAAGTCAGAAGGTTCGCTACCAAATACTTCATCTAAACCGTCAAAGGTTGCCATAGATACCTCATGTTATAGTTTCGTCAGCACCACTTACAGGATTACGTTTCTTAAGGTCAGTGAAGTCTGAGAATATTTCACCGAATCCGAAATCGTCATCACTCTCTATGGTTGCATGATCTGCTTCATCAATCTCCAGGATTCCTGATCCTGCTACATGTCCAGCAATGGTACTTCCATTCCATCCACGTTTAACATGTAGTGTAGTACCTACAATTCTATCGATACGCATTACCTCAGTATCAATTTGAATGTTGGTATTCTCTGCCAGACTTGACACATCTCCAACTGCAAAGATACCATCGTTGATATCCATAGCATTGGTAAGTGTAGTAACTGCTGCTCCAGTAACGTTGGTCAAAGCAACTGGAGTTGCCTGATAACGTACTTGTCTTGGTGCAGAAGTTGTGCTTGTAGATGCATAGTAATCTGTAATTGCTTTCTTGATAACCTTGCTGTCTGTAACAGGACCGTATAGGTATGTCTTAGCAGTAAACTGAAGAGTCCAAATGATTGCTCTTCTAGTAGCGAAGTCACCTTCGTAATCATCCTCATAGTCTACACTGTTTAGTGTGACTGGGACATCTTTAATTTCATTAACGTTTGTTAGTAACTTGATAGACAAGTTATAATGGGGTTGGAAGTATGGTAATACTTGCTCAATAATCTGCAAACCATCTTCCTGATTCTTAGCAATGATTGCCATTTCAAATCCTACATTGTAGGGCACTGGCATAAATGCATTCTTATTGGTAGTAGAAGTACTAGCAATCTTAATCTTTTGAGTGGGTGATACCTTCCTTTGAGGGTCGTATGTAATTCCATTCATTTCAAATGAAATTCTAGGAAGAGTCATCTGGACTCTTTTATTGGTAGGGTCGGGCATTTGATCCAACCTTGCCAAGAATTTCTGCTTAGGACCATATGCCAAAGGCACTTTCATTACTTCGTTTGCCCTTCGCAGTTCAATGTTATTAAACATCGTACCAAAGGCAACGACAGTCTTCCTAAAAATTTCGTGATAACTATATGTGCCTAACATTAGATTGTAGTATCAGTGAGTTGACCAACAGAACCAAATGGATTTGTCTCAGAGAAATCGAGTATATCGTTATCTCCAGTTTCAAAATCAGCGTTTTGATCGTATTCTGAATTGGTATTATTTATCGTATTGTATGAAGCAGTTGTCCAGGATGCACTTGATGTACCACCAGTAACGGTTTCAGGCACTTGGAAAGTACCAGACCTGTTGATAACAATAAGAGTACGTGTGCCACTATCCCAAGACTTAACCTCAGCAGTAACATTAGATGTACCACCAGTAACAGTCTCACCAACAGTGAAGTCTCCAGACCCACCTGCTACGAGACCAACAGTAATTGCATTAGCAAACGCAGTCTCGATAGCATCAATCTCAGCAACACCAGTATTAAGTTGCTCATCAGCGTATTCAAATAGCTCACACTGACATTCCCAAACATATCCTTTTCCTAGTTGGTAGAATGGTTTCTCCACTTCTACAAACTGTATCTCAAACAAATGATTAGTTACAGGGAAGTAAATTAAATCCCCCTCGTTTGGTCGTCCCTCGACATTAAGTGTAACATTGTCGTCCACTTTTTCTTTAAACTTTTTACGGGATAAGATAAACGTCGTCTTATCTTCGACTCGTACGCCAAATTTGCTAAGAAGTTCGCCTTGGCCTTCCCATCCTTCGACGTTATTAACGTATGCTCTGATGGGGTAGTTGGTCGAAAAAGTGCTGTTATCAACTTCATCTAGTATAGTGTCCCGATTAATGTAAGTCCTAGGTAGATAATACACGTTTTGTCCATAAATTTCAATAGTCTCAACAATAAGATTTTCTATAAATCCTTGCTCTTGTGCTGACCCATTAATATTAACCCGACATGCAGACGTATAATCGGATTGGACACATGCGTTTGCTGGTGAATTACTGTATGCCATATTAGCCTACTAGATCCATTGGTGGTAATTCATAACGATCTCTAAGTTCTACTTCTAAGTCTTTCTTAAACTGAGATGCATCTTCGAGTATTTGACGACCATTGAGTGTCACTCCACCCAACATCTGTATACCGTCATACTTACTTAGGTTCCTTCCCCACTGTTGTTGGAATAATGCTTCAATATAATCCTTTAACCAGTTGTCATTAAACATATCTGTAAAGGTTGTAGGGTCTTGACGCATCTTCATATCGACCATGATGTAATCACCCACTTGTAGGTTGTCCCAATCAAAGTCAAGTGTCAATCTATTGTTATGCTCATTCCATCTAACCCTTCTATTTGCTTGAGAGTTAGTAACCCAATCCAATGTTTCAAGGTATTGAGATGTCATAAAGTAATGTAATATCTGTCCATGAGTCATGGCATAGATATCATTTAAAAATATTTGATATTTAATATTGAAAATGTTTCCAGGTACCACACTAGATGCTCCAATACCTGTAAAGACTTGGTTAATCCCTAGAGTTCCTGGTGGTGTTGATATATAATTGTCTTGTCCATACCATGCAGTAGACCCTTCTTGTGTCCATGCTGTAGCAGCAGTCTTAATTGCTTCAGTAACTTCTACTCTCATGAAAACATCATAGCTTCCATTGAAGTGATACTCTTGATAATAATCAATTGCTTCTTCTACTAAGTCATCCAATTGCTCATCACACACGTTGATGTCAATCGCAGGATAACCTAATCTGCGAAGTGCATACAGTTTTATTTCTGCCTTAGTGGCTGGTCTTGTAGCGGACATTTATTTTAAGCGAATGAGGAAATAGTCAAGTTAGTTACATCATTAGCACCAACGGTTTCTCCTTTCTTGAAGAATCCATCTACATTATCAACTGTTATTGCATTGGTACCAAGAGCAGTTATAACTCCAGTTGTACCAGATGTGCTTCCTGTTACAGTCGCTCCAACTTCCATCGTTGTGATGTCAGAAAGTGCGAAGGTTGCATTAACAAATACGGTAGCAATGTCAATCGTTGCACCGTTACCATGAATTGCTGTAGCATCAAAGGTGAGGACAGCAGCACCACCGCCACCTAATTGTGCGTCAGCAATAGTAATTGTTTCATTAGCAACGAATCCTGTGCCGTCATCAGTGACGGTAATAGTTGCTCCACCACCAACTGCGACTACAACCGTAAAGGTTGCTGCACTACCAGAATTCTGAGTAGAGTAATCAGAAGCACCGATGGTGTAAGTACCAGGAGTCCTTGCTGCATCAGCAGCACTAACGTTTCCTGTAGTCTTAATACCAGATGCGTTAGCGTTAGCAATCGTGATTGTGTTTCCAGCAGCGTATCCAGTACCAGCAGTGTTAACTGTGACTCCAGTGATACCTCCAGAAGATGCTGTGATATCAACTGTAAGACTGGATCCATCTCCACCAGTGGCAGCGATATTAGTTCCAGATGCATATCCTGTGCCAGCAGTTAAGGTTGCGTTGTTAAATGTCTTAACACCGCCAGCAGCAGCGTTTGCTATCGTTAGGGTATCTCCGACTAGGTAACCACTACCAGCAGCATTCAGAGCGATTGCAGTGATGACTCCAGCACTTGTAGTAGTATTAACTGTCAATCCACTACCTGTGCCACCTGTAGTTGCGACTCCAGTGCCGTTAGAGAATCCTCCAACACCATTGTTGGTGATGGATCCAAGGGTTACAACGGAACCAGGAGTTGGGTCTCCAGAGAGATTTAATGTTAGAGTTGTAGCAGTAGCAAGATTATTCAACATTGCTCTTAATTGCTCATAAGCATTGTCGAGTTTGTCTTGGACTCTTGCTTCTGTATAGTAAAGATTTGTGCCTTCTGCAAGTGCAGCAGTATTATGGTTTGCTAGGTTTGCTGCTTGAGTAGCAGTAGCAGGAGTAATGTTAGCACTACCATCAAATGATGTGCCACCAATTGTTCTTGCAGTGGTTAATGCAGCAGCAGTGGTTGCGGTTGCTGCGTTTCCTGAAGTGTCCTGATTACCAGCAGCATTGACACCTGGGAGGTTAATTGCAGCACTACCATCGAATGCTACACCACCAATGTTTCTTGCTGTTGCTAGTTTCGTTGCTGTTGCTGCGTTACCAGTTACTTCTCCAGTGATAGGACCAGCGAATCCAGTAGCAGTTAAGACTCCAGTATCTGAATTGAATGTTAGATTTGTGCCACTCTTAGGTGCAAGGTTACCAGTTGCAGCAGTTGTAAAGAGGACATTACATGAGGTGTCAGATGACTCATCAGCAACTGTTACTGTTGTTGCTATTGCAGCAGTACCACTTGTGTCTTGGTTACCAGCAGCATTGACACCTGGAAGGTTGATGTTAGCGGATCCATCGAAGGATACACCACCGATTGTCCTAGCATTCTGGAGAGTAGTTGCTGTAGAAGCATTACCAGTGACTGCACCAGTAATAGGACCAACAAATCCAGTAGCAGTTAGGACTCCTGTGTTTGAATTGAATGTTAAGTTTGTACCAGTCTTAGCACCTAGGTTACCAGTAGCAGCAGTTGCGAATAGGACATTACATGACGTATCAGTAGATTCGTCAGCGAGTGTAATGGTTGTTGCTATCGCAGCAGTGCCTGAAGTATCTTGGTTACCAGCAGCGTTAACGCCTGGTAGATTAATGTTAGCAGACCCATTGAATGAAACTCCACCAATAGTTCTTGCTGTTTCTAAAGTTGTAGCAGTATCAGCGTTACCTGTTAAGTCTCCAGTAACGTTACCAACTACTGTCCCGACGATGTTTGTTGCCGATAGAGTGTTAGTAGAAGGATTGTAAGTGATACCAGCGTCAGTATATACAGTCTCAGCAGTAGCTGAGCCGTTGTCAGAGTTGACAAATGTTGGATAATATGATGCATTGCCAGATCCTTGGATAGTCTTAACTTGTGTAGCAGTATCAGCGTTACCTGTTAAGTTTCCAGTTACGTTACCTGTTATGGTTGCAGTAATGGTACCAGCAGCAAAGTTACCTGATGCGTCTCTTAAGACTAGGTTGTTTGCAGAGTTAGATGCAGAAGAAGCAACGTTAATAGTTGTGTTACCTGATACACCATCAGCATTGGTAAGTGTAATACCAGAGGATGCTGTAACGTTAAGTGTGCGTTGAGCATATGTATTTGCAGCAGTCCTTACAACGTATCCTGTGCCACTCATCGCTGCCAAAGCAGTTATATCAGCATCAACATATGTTGTTGTTAATGTTGGAGCAGCACTACCATCTACAGATACAGACCCAGATACAACACCATCAAGGGTGAATACTCTAGCAGTCTTCCATGCGTCAGCAGTGCTTGCGTTACCTAAGAAACCTGCACCAGAACCAGCAGCACTAGCAGCAGTGATTTGATTAGCAGCAAAGTCTCCAGATCCATCACGATTAACAACTGTGGATGCAGTGTTTGCAGTGGCAGTTGTCATGCCATCTAACAAGTCTGCGTTAAGATTATTAATTTTGTCTGTTGTAGGAATAACAAGAGCAGGTCCAGATGATACTTGAGATATAATCTGACCATCTACTGTTGCAGTCCCATCAACATTTAAGTTGTTGTCAATATCAACTGATGTACCAGCACCAGTTACATTAAGTGACCCAATTCTTAGAGCACCATCTGTACCTGCTAATACTTCTGATGTATTAGTCGCTGAGGTTAGGAAGGTAAACTGTTGGGATGATCTATCGAATCCGAAGAAACCAATTTTCGCTGAGCCGTCGTAATAACGGAACTCAACACCACGATCCTTAGCGTCGTTGCTGGATGGTGCCGTGTCACCTCCCAGAGTAATAATAGGGTCATCGAGAGTAGTGACCGTGCTGTTAACTGTAGTGGTTGATCCATTTACTGTAAGGTCTCCTCCGACTGTGAGGTCATTGTGGAATTCTCCATTGCCTGTAGCATTAGTAACAGTAAATGCTGCACGTGTATTACCTGCATCATATACTACTAAGTTTCCACCGATGTATGTATTCTTGTCTATTGTTGCACCACCAGCAACCTGTAAAGCAACTGAACCATCTGCAAGAGATGTTGCTTCATCAGCATTACTGACTACTAAATTACCTGATATATCTGCACTACTGTTAAGGTCTAAACTACCTGTCAACTCTGTATTACCGTAGACTCGTGCCCCGCCACCAACTGCTAGGTTTTTCGCTAGTCCTATACCACCAGAGAATCTTGCAGCACCATCAGCAGCGTATGATCCTGTTAGAGTTTGCTCTGTGTTATTTGTTGCTGTAACTACACCAGAAACACCGAAGGTGTCATTGATTTGTGTAGCATCACCAACGGTTAATGTACCAATAATATCTGTGTTACCACTTGTATTGATGACTTTAAACTTATAGTTGTTGCTACCATCTCTAACTGAGAAGTTTGCATCAATAGCAGTTACACCATTAATACCAACACTACCATCTACATCTAGTGTGCCGTCAATTACTGTATTACCAGTAGCGGAAGCAACTGTGAACTTAGAAGTAGCAATGTCAAAATCGCCATCAATACCAACGTTGCTCGTAACATCTAATGTACCTGCTATAACTGTATTACCATTATCTGT